TTGCACAATTGGCCAGATATGATCGGGCTTATAGAGTACCTGTTCAAGGGCAGATTTTACCGGCTCATGCAGGAAGAGCTCAGCTGCCACATGTGGTCAGACGGTACCTACCAAGGCACTCTGGATCTCAGGGGCAAGACGATCGAGGAGATCATGCGGATCGGAGACCGACAGAAGATCAACCGCCTCCGGGACCGGAACGGAGGAGAGCTTGAGAGGAGCTGGCTTGCATATGGGGACGAAACAGACGAGAGGATCTCCGATGCATTTCTGAAATTTGCTGGACAGGCAGGTCTGTATGAGAAAAATGCAGGATTTGCCCTTGGGAACATGTCGCCTGAACAGATCATGAACTACGTACAGAGGCAGCAGGATACAAGCTATCCGGGGGAATCAGCATCGGAAGTAATCACGCAGTGGAGAGACTATCTGGCGATGTGCAAAAGGCTGGGGAAGCGTACCAATGATGAGATGGTATACCGACCGAGAGAACTCAAGCGTCGGCATGATGAGGCCGTGGAAGCAATCCGAAAGCTGGACATGATTGAAGAGATGAAGCGCAATGCGGAAGCCAAAGAACGCCGCGCAAAGGAACTTAGAGAGAAATATCCAGGTGCGGAAGAAATCCTGGAAGAGATTGCTCCCAGATACGAGTACGAAAATGCCGAGTACAAGATCATCGTCCCGCGGCACCTCACTGACATTATGTCGGAAGGAAATGCCCTGCACCACTGCGTAGGAAGCACAGACCGATACTTTGAGCGGATCCGGGATCAGGAGACGTATATCTGCTTTCTGAGACGCCAGGAAGAGCCGGAACTGCCGTACTATACGATCGAGGTGGAGCCGGGAGGCACGATCCGCCAGCACCGGGGGATGTATGACGAGGAGCCGAATATTGAGGAGATCCGGGGATTCCTCCGTGAGTGGCAGAGAGTATTGAAAAAGCGCCTGCACAGTAAGGACTGGAAGCTGGCAGCAGAAAGCAAGGTTAAGCGAGAAAAGAATCTGGAAGAACTCAGAAAAGCAAATAATGAGCGTGTCTTAAAGGGACTCGCGGAAGATTTTATGGAGGCAGTGTAGAAGATGGAGATTGTAGAAAGAGAGAATAGTGAGGTTAAGACTACTGTTTCGTATAGAGAACTGAAAATCGCAATGGATTCCGAAATGGGAAAAGCTGCAGAGAGCTTTGTCCGGATCGGATATCTATTCAAGATGGCGAGGGACACAGATGTCCTTCAGGAATCCGGATACACATCGTATCTGGAATTTGCGCAAAAAGAATATGGGATGGACAAGTCCCAGGTGAGTCGGTTTATCAATATCCATACAAAGTTCTCTGATCCAGAAGATCCGACAAGATTAAACGAAAAGTATCAGGGGTTCGGATCCGCGAAGCTGGCGCTCATGCTGACACTTCCGGACACAATCATAGAAGAATTGACACCGACCTTTGCAAAGAGTGATATCCAGGCGGTCAAAGAAGAAATCGAAGCTGAAGGGAAGGTATCCGATCTGGAAATCATTGCGGAGCAGGCAGAGACTACAAAGGAGCCAGACGGGCAGCAGGACGTCCTGCATCAGGTAGTGGATCAGATTCTTGACGGTGATCTCTACATGCGTATCAAGATCCGCCAGGCACTCAAGTCAAGTCGAAAAGAAGCGCTGCTTCAGGAGATTCTGGCACCGGCCGGGGAAGCGATGCACTCCGTCCGGATTAAAGGTGTGGGGCGGCTGATGCTGTCAGTCAAGGGACTGGATACAGAGATCGCACTGATCAATGTCCGGAGTGACAGCAAGGAGATGTACTCATGGGAGGCAGTGATCCGGGCGGTCGAAGATTACTGCACCAGCCATACGGACCCGGAACCAGAGAAAAAAACGGAAGTTGCACCGGTGCAACCGGAGAAAAAGAAGGCAGAAAAGAAACCGGCCAGGGTTGTCAAAGCAAAAGAACCGAAAAAGCCAGAAAAAGAGACGTCACAAAATGCAGCGCAAAAGAAAAATGAGACAGAGCAACCAGAAGAACTGCGGAAACCAGAAGAAAAAGTGCAAAGTGATACGGAAATTGCGGAAAACGGAGCGGAAACCACGCAAAACGCAACGGAAACCGCACAAACCGAGACAGAGGAGCAGATGCCGGGGCAAATGAATCTTCCAGAGGATTACCCGGGAACGGAGAGCATTGATGTACTGGGAAAGACGATGCAGCGAAAAGAGTATCTGGATACGCTGACCGCGTGGGGCGTGGCGGAATACCTGCATAAAAATCTGACAGCAGAGATCCTGGGAAACAGAGAGGGTCTCTATGAATGGCTGAAAGGCAAGGTCGATGAGCGGGGATATGGAATGGAGGACGTGAATGTATTGTAGAAGAGAGGGTACGGCGATCAAGGAAGAAATATACCGATATATCGCCAGATACATTTCGAAACATGTATATCCGCCGAGCTACAAAGAGATAGCGGACGAACTGAGCATATCTGCAAAAACGGTGAAAAAACACATGAATGAGCTAGTAGCCGATGGAATCCTTGAGACAGATGCGGAGCCGGGAGCGCAAAGAGCGTTCCGGATCAAAAATACAAAGGTAATAAAGAAAGGGGAAAAGAAATGAATAAAGTGATACTGATGGGAAGATTGACAAGAGATCCGGACGTCCGGTGGACGCAAGGACCGGAACAGAGTGCGGTGGCGCGCTATACGTTGGCAGTGGATCGCCGATTTCGGAAAGAGGGAGGAGCGACTGCGGACTTCATCGGATGCGTAGCGTTTGGCCGGCAGGCGGAATTTGCAGAGAAATATCTGCAGCAGGGAATCAAGATCGCCATCACCGGACGGATTCAGACCGGAAGCTACACCAATCGGGACGGGCAGAAGGTCTACACGACAGACGTGGTTGTAGAGGAGCAGGAGTTCGTAGAGAGCAAGGGAGCGAGCGCGGACAGACCGCCAAAGAGAAAGACAGAACCGGAGACGGATGACAATGGATTTATGAATATTCCAGAGGGCGTTGAAGATGAAATTCCGTTCCGCTAACAGAGAGGAGAGAGAAAAATGTTATTTCCGAAACCGCAGACGAAAAAGAAGAGAAAGAAGCACAGAGAGAGCCTGCTGCAGAACAAGGAGAGCCGGATTTGCTATCTCTGCGCCAGAGGGGGGGATTATAGCTGGAAACAGGTGTTAGAGGAACACCATATCTTCGGCGGCCCGAATCGGCACCTGTCGGAAGAATACGGTTTGAAAGTCTATATCTGCCCGGAATGCCACCGGACGTCCGCCAGAGCTGTGCATCAGGATCCGGCGGGAGAAGCGAACCGATATCTGCAGGCGGCAGGGCAGAAAGCATTCGAAGAGAATTTCCCGGAATTAAGTTTCCGGGAGATCTTCGGGAAAAATTATCTGTGAGGAAGAAAAAAATGGAAGATTACGAAAAATGTAAGCATGTGCAGAGCATTGGAACATACGCGGTATATGTTGATCCGGGA